TCGCTGATGCACAGCGAACAAGCCTGACTCGCGGCTGTTGTCGGCCGGAACCAATCGAAGACCGAGTTCGGTGTAAATCTCGAACAGCTTGTCGCCGTCCTTCTGGCCGCGCCCTCGGCTTGCCGGGTCGATCGTGCCGGGTATCCACTTGCCGCGCCCGTTGATCCCAGCCACATGCGAACTCGGCTCCTGCTGACCCTGGTAGTGCTCCGAGTACAGGTAGAGCACATCGGCCTCGCGGTCCAGCGCGCCCCATATCGCCGCCGTGCGGTTCCAGCCCACGTCCAGCCCAAACAAGCGCGGCCAATGCTTGGGAATTGGGAATGGCTCAATACTAATCTTGTCGAACGACACTGGGTAAATCGCACCACTGCCAATCGAGGGAATGCCTTTAGATCGAGCCTCGATCAGATGCGGCTCGCAATTTGCCCGCATCCGCTTCTTTTCTTTTTCGTCTAAATGCGGCGCGTCATCCCAGCCCGCTTGCACCATCGCGCTGTCTTCGGTAGCAAATACTCTGGGCGCGATCTGAATCGCATCTTTCAAATACTTCAGTACAATCGGAGTACGCCCCAGCAGCGGCGTAAACGTCTCGATCAACAGCCCCTTGGTTGTCATCAGACGAATTGAGCACTCGGAACGGATGCCTTCGTCCTTTGGCTCTTCGTCTAGCCAAATCAGATGCTTCTCGGTTCCCTGAAATGCCTTGCGCCCCTGGTCATAGGTCTTAAACCCGAGCGAACTCCACTGACCAGACGGGACATGCTTTACCTGCACAGTGTCAATCGCGCCGCCACCGTTTTGCCACGGAACAATCTTGCCAATCAGTGCCGCCGGGATCATGCCCGTGCCGATGTCGCCTACCTTGCCGACAAGTTTTGCTTGGATAATGTCGCGTACCGTTTGCAGTGTGTCGCCTGCCGCCCAAGCGTCAATTGGCCCATCAAACCGATGCCCATCCCACCACGCCGGGTATTCGCCCGTCAGGTGACACGTGGTCTCATATGCACCAATACCATCAGTTTTACCAACCCGATTTGCCGCAATCGCCGCGCGGGTTCGATATTCGGAACCCAATGTGAAAAATGCACGGTGTTGCGGGTACAACTCCCGACGCAACGGCCCGGTGTCCGGGTAGTACGAATAAAAGCGGCGCAACTTTTTGCGTCGCGTCATTTCCCGCCCCAACAAAATCGCCCGCTGCATCGGCGGTAAATCTTGAACGTTCAATGCAATGTTGCCTGCGATGCTTCTCTCACCGCAGAGTCGTACTGCACTCGCAGTTGATCGTCGGTCATACCCTCAAATGGTGATCGCTTGTTCTCCCGGTCACTGACCAGCAGGCCATTCATGTGCGCCTTGAGCTTGATTGCAGCAACCATCGCTTGAGGGTTTTTTTCTTCTTTTGCCAGCGCGAGCGCGTCATCAACCTCTGTCATCGCGTCAGCGAGTTCGTACTCGCTAGTTTTGCGCTGCGCCGCTGTTATTCGATCAATTTCCGCCAAAACCACGGGGTCGCGAAGCAGCTCGCTTGATTTCACGCGCATCGTGCCGTCTTTTATATTGAGACCAAATTCCCGAACTGCCGCTGTGCCCTTGCAGCCGTTCTTCAGGTATTTGGCTGCAAACTGCAACTTCTGATGCTCACTGAACTTCTCTACGATTCGCGCCATTGCCTACCGCCTTCCTCGCCGTCTTGCCATGTGCGGAATCCAAAATCCGCCCATGTTCCCGGCTGCTGAAAAAAACACATCATCGCCCCACCACTTGCCAGTCGTAGGGCCGTGCCATTTACCAAACCACATTAGGTGGCGTTGCGACCAGTTACGGTGCGCGTACCAGTTGCATACGTCGCCGTGATCCGGTCAATCGTGCCGTCCATGCTTTTGAAAATCGGCGCACCGCTTTCGAGTCCGGTCGCATCGCCTTGCACTGCGGCAGCAATCAGTTTCAGGATGTCCGCCGCCGTGTAGCCTGATTCGATAATCTCTGTCCACGGGTTCGACGCGGAACCCGCATCATTGAGCTTTTCGCCCATCGTACCCGCCGTATTGTTTGCCGCCGCGAGGGCAGACCACACCGCTTCGCCCACGTTTGCCGTTGAAAGCCCCGTGCCCGTCACTGTCAAAAAAGCCACCAGTTGCCCGATGGCAGTCAACGTTGACCCATTCGCCGTACCCGTACCAGCAATCGCCGCGATCAACTCACCTAGCCCCGTCAGGCTTGCCGACGATACGCCGCCTGAACCAGATAGGCTTGCTACCGCCTGAAGAAACGCCTGAAGATTCGCCGAACTTATCCCGCCCGAACCAGAAATACTTGCCAGCGCCTGCACGATCAAACTGCCAATCGCGCTCGATACATCGCCTGAGCCTGACAACATCGCCTCTGCGAGTTTCACCGCTAATGCACTGGCTGAAATTGATCCGACACCAGTCAGTGCATTACAACTACTCAATCCACCAGCCACTGGGGCCATGTGCCACGCATAGTGGCCACTGTAGCCGTTGTTAAACGACGACAAATTAAGCCCTGGCATTGCGCTGCCTGTTTGATAAAACGCCGGGAACATCTGCGGCTTGAACTGTGCAAACGGGTTCGTAAACCCGATGCCTCGCTCCCTTACGCAGTTTCGGTTTTGCTGTGCATAGTTAGCCAGCAGCACTTCAGTTCCACACGAAATTGAAATACCCGGAGAACGCCGAGTTTGCTGGAGTTGCTACGCCGCTCCCCCACAAAAAGTACAGGGAAGCACCGTCATAGATGCGCGGCATGCTGGGCAAACCAAAGACAAAATTCTGTTCCGCCGCTAGCCCCAGAGTAGAGAGTGGTATCTGCGCCAATTCGCGCACCAGCGCTACCGTGTACTCACCCGACACATACGATGTCGAATTTTGAATCGTATCGATCTGCGCGTAGCCCGCATCGCCCGCCTGCCGTGGCATCGCGTAGTTGTACTTGCCAACACCGGTCGCGCCTGTGTAGATGATGTGCGAATTGCTTGATGCCGTCTTGCCAATAGGCAGCACCGTTGGAGTTGCTCGCGATGCTACTTGCGCCGAATTGGTGTATCCCAAAGACATATTCGGCGTGGCCGCGCCCAATGCGGTCGCGTTTGGGTTGAAGATAATCGCCTCAAGTCCCGCGCCATTGGTGTGGCGCGGCAGAAGCCATGTGATCGTATGCGTACCAGTCCCGGCAGACGTAATGTCAATCGCCGTCCCTGCAATCGCATTGGCGTAAGTCGTCGCCAGCCTGCACGTACCGTCAGACACCCGAATCACAAAATAATCCGTTGCCGTCGCCAGCCCGCCGGGAAGCGTCGTTGTCGTCGTCAAACGAACCCGCGTACCAGTCAGAAGGTTGCTGGGATTGCTTGCTGTGCTGGTGTACGTGAGCAATTCTGTGCTCGCATCCGCAGTGAACGTATCCGACTGGCCTAGCGTGTTTGTCGCTGCTTGTGCCGTGATCGTAGTCACCGAAGTTACCCGGTAGAAGCCCACCACATCCACCAGAGCCATCGTGCCGGGCACTACCGTTGCCGCCGCGCTTACCGCAGAGCCAGATAGCAAGTATTTGTAAAACGATGGCTGAACATTACCGCCATGCTGCATCGCGCCCGCACTTGTTGTACTGTCACGCACCGGCTGAAAGGCTAGGTTCGTGCCCGTGTTGAAAATCGCATCAGCCGGAGGATTTCCGCCCCCGCGAAATAGCGTATGCCATTCGTTCGCCACCGCAGCCGCCGTGGGGTTGAAGTTCTTGCCCCAGTTCGAGCGGAACGTCTGGCCTGCCGAAATCGCGCTAATGAGCTGATCGTTACTTGCAATGCCGGGCATGCGTTTCCTTTAGTTCCAAATCGCTTTTAAACTGCCACGAACTGCCGTGCCGGAAAGGTTCCCGTTTGGCAGGGCAAGGGCACTAAGATAGGCATCATCCTCAATGCGCGGAATTTCATTTGCCATAATGAGGAAGTCTTTTTCGTAAGGCGCTTCGATGCTGCGAATCATGACCGTGGCGATTGGTTTGACCAGCACTAATGCGAAAAAACCAGTGTCCGCACCGAGCATCTGCACTGAATCGATTCGGGCAACCCCTTGATCCCCGTATTGAAGTGGAATGAATGGGCCTGGCGTTGCGCCTGCTGTTGCCGTGTTACTGGTCGTGATCGTGCCGGGAGAAGCCACCGCGTTTTGCCGCACCGTGCTAGATACCCGCCCTGAAGCCCCGCTCGAATTGGTGTAGTTGACCGTGAATGACTGCCCGCCCGTGCGAGATGAAATCGTTACTGCCATCATCTCCACGCCCACGCCATCGGTGTAACGAGGCAGGGTCAGCGTGTTGTCCATCACCTGTAAATCTGTGTTGCCATCCTCAACCGAGGGGTAGTAGACCAAATAATCACAGAGGATAAAACTCATTGGCAGAGGGGTTGCGCTCGCACACCCGATACGTAGTTTTCTAAGAAACTTCTCCTGAGAACTGCCGATGCTTGCCCCGTGATATATCCCGCCATCCGTGGATTGTCGAATCTGCTGCGCCACCAGAGGGGCTGCATCGAACCACTGTTTTGCCCTAGGGTTGCCAGATGATCCGGTGAGGTCATACCACACGCCCGCAGTAGTCGTTTGCGTGACGTTTTTCACCCATTCTGTCGAACGCTCACGGCCCTCCAACTCTGCCTCAACGACCTCTCGGACATTGACAACACCGTTAGCCATTACGCGAGAGTCCTACCAGTGAGCGCCGCAATAATCATGCGCCACAGTTGGCGAATCTTGTCGGCAGCGCTTAGCCCGCCTTCGCCCGCCAGTAACGCAGAGCGTGGCGCGATGATCTGCGCATTGCAGTCGCACGGTCGCTTGATGATTGGCTCACCGCCCTCAATCGGCGTAACAGACACCGAGCGCAGGCAATCAGAGCAGTAGTACAAGGGCGGGCCAACCGTTGACCACATAGCTTTATCTAGGGCGCTACGCTGATCTGGCATTTGTCAAGTTTCGGTTCGTCTTCTGCCTGCCACGGCAAATGACTGTACATTTCTTTCAAGTGTGGATGTTGCAACGCTATTTCGTCAACACATGTAAAAAATTCAGTATCAAGAGTAGACTTTTTAAACGCCTCATTGCCGGACATTCCCTGCCCCTCACCATATACTATATCCCACAATTGAACGACCACGGTTGCGCGGACTAATGTCCACATGTCACGCTTCCGTAATTGTGAGCGCACCAGCAGCAAACTGCGGCGTAATCCCGCTCGACACAGCCAGCGAGCTATTCAGCGCGCCGTAGTGCCACGATGCGCCAGCGCCAGAAATCAGCGTACCGGTCGCCACGTGCGTAATCGTCGCACCAGTCACGCCGCACTGCGGGAAACTGATCGTCGCCGCGTTGACCGTAGCACCACCAGCGGCAGCATTCCACCCGGTTGATCGTGCAACCGCCTGGCGCGCATAGTTGGTGTAGGCCGTCTCAGCATCTGTTTGAGTGCCAGTGCCCGCAGTAAGGTTGGCAGTGTGCAAACTCACATGCACGTTGGTGAGTGGCGATGCGCTTGCATTGTCCGCCACGTTCGCCCACGCCGTTGCTCGGTACATCAGATTAACAATCGAGTTGCAAATTGCGGTAGCTTTTGGCATCGCTAGCCCTCCAATTTGGCGCGAATCGCCGCCAGTTGCTTGTCAAGCCCCGCGATCTGCTTGGTTTTGGCCTCGCATTCGCTGGTCAGTTGCGCGAGTTTTTCAGCCTCTGCCGACATCGCAGCAGCGTGCGCCGCGCGATCTGCCTTGATTTGGTCGGCGAATTTTGCTGCATTGACCCGCGCCTCACCGTCAATTGTCCCCGCGTAGGCCTCTGCCGCCAATTTAATTGCAGCAGCATCGGAATTTGCCTGCGCTTTGGCATTGGCAACGTATGCATCAGCCTCAGCGCGCTCGGTTTTTGTTATCACGCTTAATTCATCCTGCGCCACTAGCGCGCCATCCAACTCATCGTTCAGCCGCGAGAGCTTGGCATCCAGCGTCGCAATGGCGGCTTGGCGCTCTTTAAGGGCGTTATCGATGCTGCCGATGTCCTTGAGTGCCGCCAGAACTTGCGCCGCGCCCTGAAAACGATTCAGCATCGCTTCCAGCGCATCGGCGGCAGCGTTTACGTCCACGCAAATTGCTGGCACTGCCACCGGCAGAGAGATTGCTTGTTCAGTTTTTTTGGTCATTAGCGCTGCTTCCTCAACAACAGCAAAACCGTCAAACTCGTAGCACCATCGCCCGCAGTTACGCGCGGGCGAATGTATCCAGAATACTCAACAACCGCTTCGAGCTTACTCGTAGTCACCGCGAGATTGTTTCCCTGCGGGTCCGTTAGAGGTGCCCAATTTACTGGGATTTCCTCCAGCGTGCCCTCAATCAAAACACTGCCGCCCGCGCCGAATGTGCCAAACACCTGCACTGTGCGATCCGCGTAATCAGTCCCGCGCACTGGTGCACCGTCATCCAAGGTGGCTTGCGTCAGTCCAGTCCACGTCACGCGATCATTGCTCTCGTTGATCCGCTGCACCACGGGCGCAATCGTTGCCATTATCGGTTTTCCTTATTCGTTAGCTATTGTATATCAGTTTTGCAAATACCTCAAACGCGATCTTTCCACTCAGGAAACACGAACTCCTGAAAAGTGGGTAAAAACGCGGGTTTTTTGCCAATTCCGTGAACTGTGATGAAACTTTTCACCAGTCCGATGGTGGTTTGTAGCCGACTGACAACCGTCCAGCGACGATATGCGCGTCGATTTGCCGGTTTACATAAGCCAAAAAATGCCCCGGCAACTTTTCAGCGCCGGGGCGAGTTGATTGGGGATCGCCCAACCGGAGGTAACTGGTTGCGGAAACAGGGCTTGAACCTGTGACCCGACGATTATGAGTCGTCTGCTCTACCAACTGAGCTATCCCGCAAATGAAAAGCGCCCACCGAAGTGAGCGCTTTTTTGTTTCAATCCGCGCCAGCCTAAAAACCGCCAGCGAATCGCAGAGACAACTTTCCCGCGTGAAAACAGTATACACGACCCCATTTTAATGTCAATTTCCTAACCACTATTTTCTATTTACTTGATTTGAGTCAATGTTTTATGCCGTAGATTGCGGCATCATAGAGTCCATGCAGTCAGGTGACTGTAACAACCGGAGAAATAAAAATGGCTCACTTACTCGACATGTCAAATGACCGCGCAAACATGGCTTACGTTGGCGAAACCCCATGGCACGGCCTTGGTGCTGAACTCGCACAAGGTGCATCAATGTCTGACTGGCAGATGGCCGCTGGCATGGGTTTTCATGTGCAACGCTCGGTTGTACAGTATATGAATGGCTCAATGCACAGTTTTTCTGGCAGAGAAGTGTTGTACCGTGACGATACCAACGCGCCGCTTGGAATCGTCTCCGATGGCTACAAAATCGTTCAGCCAGCAGAAGTGCTTGATTTCTTCGCC